TTATTCCACCTTTTGGGCCTCATTTTTTGGTTGTGCTATTTGCATTATATAGCTTTGTTCTGCTTTTCCAACACTTATACTTTTAGTTGTACCACTTTCAAGCTCTTGCCATTGAAGTATTACTTTAGTATAAGAGTTTCTATTTGCATATGTAATATTTAAACTATTTAGCTCTTTTAAACTTAATTTAAAGCCTGGTAAATTATTGCTTTGCTCTTGGTTATTTGCAATATCCCCTAATTTATCTTTTGTAGATATTATAATAGTTTCATTTTTAATAGCCATTAAATACCCATACTCAAAACACAAATTATATAAAAACTCAATATCTTTTATATTATCTTGTAAAACTGAAGCTATAGATATATCAGAAGAAGTTATTTTTAGTTTTAAGTTATTTTCACTAGCTATCTTTTTTGCTATTAAAAAAAGAGATGTATTTTCCCAAGCACGAGATTTATTCTCTTTAGTTTTAGTATTTGAAAAGTTAACTGCAGTTGCTCTTATGCTAGTTGTATTTTCTTTATAATCAATATCTACACAATTAACAGCAAAGCTTCCACACAAATAAAGGCTATTACTATAACCTAAATATAGTTTTAAACTATCACCAAAGATTGGTTTTTTGTAAAGTCCCAAAAGTGTAAAACTTATCTCATCAGCTTGGGCTTCTTCTTTATCATAAAAACAAAGCTCTATAAGATTTTTTGCTATTTTACTTGTAATATCTTTATTTTCTGCAATTAGCTTAAAGTTTAGCTTTTCTACCATAAGGATACTTGTTTGATATTTTGCTCTATTTTAATATTGGGTAAATAGACTTTATCATCTAAGCTTAAAATAGGGTTTAAGTGAGTATTAAAGCCTAAAATATACTCAAACACATCTAAAGTTTTATAGTGTTTATATACTATTTCATCTAATCGTTTTTCATTTTTTACTATATATATTTTCAAGTATAATCCTTTATTAGTTCAATTGTAAAGTTTTGAATAAAAAAAGAGCCTGTATTTGTAAATATTTTTTGATTTTCTTCTATTTTGCATATAACAAACTCTCCAAAATATTTACCCGCTCCATTAACTAAAGGGTATGACTTTTGAGTATTTGCTAGAGCATATAACTTTTTTAAAGCTTTTTGTTTATCACCCCTAAAAGGTAAGGTTTGACCACTTAAAGATATTGTTTGTTTTGGTTTACATAAAGCTAATAAGCTTTGATGATTTTGTATTCGCTCTATTGTAGATATACAAAAATCACTACTTAGGCTTATACTATCTAGCATTTTAAAAGCAAAACCACCTATATTTAAAACCATCCTTACCCCCTAATGCTCGTATTAGCCCTATTAAACTGCTCTTTATTTAAAGCTTGTATTACACTTTTGGTTAGTTGTGCTTGGAAGCTTTTTAAATCAAATTGTCCATTAGAGTTTGCAAATAAAGAAAAATCTCCACTAAAAGTTATATTTATTGGTGTATTTGCTAAACTTTGTGTTTGTAATTTAGATGAACTTACAGGGATTAAATCTGTAGCTTTATAATTTATATTAGAGTTTATATCTTTGAAGCTTTTATCATCTTTAAAAGAAAACAAATCACCTATAAAACTAGCTATTTTAGAAATACCATTAAAAAGCCAAGATAAATTCTCACCAATAGCTTTAAACCAATCTCCAAACAAATAATCCCAAGCTTTTACAATTGGAGTAAATAAAGAGCTAAAGAACTCTTTTACAGCTTCCCATTTCTGGATTAAATAACCTGCACCCATACCAAGGGCAACAATAATTGCACCAATACCAGTACTAATTAATGCAAACTTTAAAATTTTTAAAGCACCTGCAGTAGTAAATATACTTAGTTTTAAAAAGTTAAAGGCTTTACTTAAAATACTAATAACAGCGGTATATCCTTTTTTTAATGCAATTGCTATTGCTACAAGGCGATTATTAAGTACTTGTATTATATTTAAACTTCTAAACAAAGCTATTTTTATTCTTAATACAGATATAAATTTTTTAAAACCTAAAATAGTATCTAGTATATAATTCTTTCCTAATTTAAAGATCAAAAAAGCAGGTTTAAAGAGTAAAAAAGAGGCTATAGTATAAGATATAATACTATTTAATCCTGGTATTATATTTATTAAATTTGTAAAGCTTGTAAGCAAATAAGATATACTTTTTACAATCTTTGAAATTACAGGTAGAAAGACACTTCCTAAGTTTATACTTAATTCAGAAAAAGCAGATTTTAAAAGTATTAAGCTATTTGCTGTTGTCAAGCTTCTATTTTCAAACTCTTTTTGCATAGAACCTTTTTTATTTTCATCATTTATTAAACCTAAAGCTTTTTTATATTCATCTAAACTTGAAACTAACAAAGCCATATCATCAGCATAACCAACACCAAACAAATTTGTAAATACTCCCATTTTTTCACTATCTTTTACATTTTCTAAAACATCTAAAAACTGCTCTAGGGCTTTTTGTGGATTGTTTTGTATACTTAGGGCTAAATAAGAACTATCAAGTCCTAATTTTTGTAAGGCTTCTTGAAACTCTTTTGTTTGTTGTGGAGCTGTTAACATCTTACTAAGTAAAGTATTAATTGCAGTTCCTGCAACTTGTGGTGGTTTTCCTAAAGATATAAAAGCTGAACTAAGTGCTGCGGTTTGATCAGCAGTTAATTTAAATATTTTTGCAACTCCACCAACTCTTGAGATAGTCTCAACAATAGCTCCTGCTTTGCCTACACTATTATCACTTAAGTGGTTTATTGTATCTCCTAAACTCTCTACTTGTTTAATATTTAAGCCCAGTACATTTTTAAGGTTTGCTATAGCTTCACCACTAGCTTCGGCACTCATATCAAAAGCTACACCCATTTTTGCAACAATTTGGGTAAATTCTAAAAGTTCATCTTTTGCAATACCTAGTTGTCCCCCACTTGCAGTTATTGTTGCTAGTTCATTTGCACTTAAAGGGATAATCCTTGAAAGTTTTAATATATCATCACTAAAGCTTTTTAATTCACTTTGATTACTAAAGTCAACTACTTTTTTTACATCAGCCATAGAGCTTTCAAAATCCATAGCTAGTTTTACAGGCAAAATAAAAGCCCCACCTTTTAGGGCATTTGATACAGATAAAAGCTCACCTTTTAGACTTTCTCTTTGAACATTTAACTTTACTTTTGTATTTTCTATAGCTTTTATTAAGCTTAAATCTTTTTTAAAGTTTTTAAGTTCCAAACTAGAGTTTTTAACTGCTGTTTTAAGGCTTTTAAAGTTATTATTGATTTTAGCAATATGTTCAAAGCCCCTTAGAGCTAAACCTATACTTATTCCTAAAACTTCATTACTCATTTTTTCTCAACCTCTACGAGTTTTCGTGTTCGCAGATAAACTGCTATAACTTATTATAATATTTCTACTGCTCATTTTAAACCTTTTAAACCTTTTTTATATATAATAACTTATGAAAAAATACAGAAGCTACAAAATTTCTTATCTTAAATATAAAGCTATAGTTTTTGACTATATTATCTTTGCTTCTGCTTTTAATATAGGATTTAATTTTGATAAGTATTTTAGTATTAATATAACTCATACTTTAAACCTTTTAGATAGAGTTTTTCAAGCTTTAGTTTTACTACTTATTACATACCCTATAACATATATCCTTTTAGGCTCTATTCTTATAATTTTTGATTATATAATTATAAAGTTTTTTAAACATATAAAACCTAACTTATAAACCTGTTTGTCCGCATAAAGCGGAATTCCGCTATGCTTCATGCTTCTTAAGTATCTCTACAGCTATATCTAAAAACTCTTTATACTCAAATACACTCATATTCATAATTTCACTATATGTAAAGTGCAAAGTATGACCTATTAAGGCAACACCATCGTAAGTGTGCCTTAGAGCAAAAAACCCGATACCACATTTACTATTTTTGAAGTATCTTTTATATTCATATCTTCTAACTCTTCAACACTTTTGCAAGTTAAATTAGAAGCTAGAGCAAATACTATATCACCCATAGAAGAACCATCTTTAAAACTCATTGCAAATTTTAAGTCTTTTCCTTTTGGATGTCTTATTTCTAAGTTCTCACCATTACTTAAAGTAACTAATGTATAATCTACTCCATCTTTTTGTATAATCTTATTCTTCATTTTTTAAATCCTTTTTATTCACCTAAATTTGCTCTTACATTTGCCATATAATCAATCCCACCAATAAGACATATCATATTTTCTACATCTTTTAATATTGTAGGAGTTCCATCTATTGTAAGATTAATAAAGTGTGCAGACATCTTTATAGTAACTTCCATCTCTTTTGCACTTTCAAAATCTGCTATTTCTAAAGCTAGAATATCTCCAGTAATTGCTAAACTTACAGGTAGTTTTTTAGTACTTCCACTTTGGAAAATAGAAGCTTTAAATAAAAAAGGTACTCTAAGACTATATTGATTTAATGCCATAGATGTAAAAATATTTCTATCTAAAGAGCTTATTTTAAACTCAATATTCGTAGGTTTTAATACACCCATACTATATTCAGTACTCATTGCCCCTTTGCTTTCTATAGTCTCAAACTCTAAGCTTGGAAGTTTTAAAGATTTTGTAACACCTAAATAACCTTTACCATTTATAAAAACATTGCACTCTTGTATACTTTGTGGTATAGCTCTTTTCATTTTTTATTCCTTTTTAAATGTTCCCCCATTTAAAATGGGAACGTATCTTTTATTACTACTTTTTAGCAGAATTTGTGAAAAATCCTTAAAAGTAGCAAAATCCTAAAGAGCGACAGAAGTCGCTTTACTTATTTAAATCTTGCAATAAAATATCGCCATAGCTATCAACATAGATAAAATCTAAAGTTAATAGTTTAACTATAGGGTTATTTTGCATTCTTACATCTATATAAAATTTTCCTGCAGTTATATTTGCTAAAGTATTTTTTGAACTCCAGCTAAGCTCAAACCCTAATAAAACTTTTGCACCAACTAAAGATCTAAGCAACTCTTCAATACTTCTTTTAGCATGATATAGCTCATTTGCTTTTTTATCTATTGCAAAAAGTACACCTTTTTGACAAGCTTGCGATAATCTATCAAATATCCTTACTCTTGCCAAGTCTTGCCAAATTGTATCAATATGGCTTGTTTCACCACCCCAAGCTCTATATCCTTGTTCATTTATAATTGTAGATATATGATTTGTTCGCAACATATCAGCTGTACAATTTTCGCCTAATTCAAAATCTATATCATCTTTTGTGCCAAAAATACCCATCATAACCCTATTTGAATAAGAGTTAGAGTATCCAAATTCACTTTCTGCATCGCTATGGGCTATCATTCCTGCAACTCTTGGACTTTGTCCAAAATATGTATAGCCATTTTCTTCATCATCCCAAACCTTTACATCAGGATATGTAGCTATTAATCTTTTACTTCCTATAGTTTCCAT